GCCCCGGACTTTGCCCCTAGCGCCTTCTGTCTTGCCATTTGTCCCCTAAATCCCCGCACATGCAACATAATTAACACTTCGGTGAACAATTATATTTACAACGCTAAAAAAGGGGTATATAATGACCTGAGCGCTTGAGTAGTATCCTCCCCAGGAATGCCAACGCTACAGAGATCGGAACGCCATGACTGAAGCAACAACGTTGGTGCCCCAAGCAGTTTCGGGAGATGACTCGCTTGAACAGCATCGTAAAGAGGTTTTTGCTCACGCGGTAGCTTTTGGCGTTCCGATTCCTCAAGCTTTGGTTCAAGCCTCTTATGAACCTGCAACCTTCGCGTTGGGCGCTATGCTCTTGAAGGATGAAGAGGTGCAGAGGATAATTAGTGCAGATCGTGAGTGGATGCGTGAGAAGATGAAAGTCTCACAGGAACAGATTATAGCGCAGCTTGATCGGGATAGGGAGTTTGCTTACCTATGTGATAATCCTAGTGCGGCTGTAAGCGCAACTATGAATAAAGCCAAGGTTTATGGTATTGCTGATCCATCGGGTGGAAAAGGTGCACCTAAGCGTGTTATTATCGAGTGGAATGACTCTGATGTTGAAATAGCAGAGGCCGGGTGATGGCATTTGGTAATTGTTCAATTGTAGAATGCAGTAAAGAGAATGTATATCTCTGTAAAGGTATGTGTGGGCCATGCTATAAGAAACAACGCAGTAAGCAATGGAACGAAGATAATAAAGAACATAATAAGAAACGCCATAAGCAATATTATGAAAATAATAAAGAACATTGGAAGCAATACAAGAAACAATATTCTAAGCAATGGCATATTGACAACCCAGAATATCAGATTGCTAAGGATCTTGAACGCGAGGATATCTTGGAAGGTCGTACATTCCCCGGAGAAGAACGTGATATTCATTTCCTCATAAAAGGAATCAGACACCAAAATCTCTCTGTAGAACACCAAATGCCACTTCGGGGATTTAATTCCGGAAATGGTTATGGAATGAGTGGCCTTCACAACTTCGCGAACATAGTAGGTTTACCTCTTTCAGAAAACATCTCCAAAGGGAACAGAACGTGGCCTGATATGTGGGAATCATATTAATGGATGACATTACACGTAGGGCTGTTATAAGTGGACTTGCAGCGTCGGTAGCGGCTCCGATTGTTACATTAGCTGATACCAGTGCGTTGCCGACTCAATACGTAAAGATCAACTATACGCCCAGACATGTTTTTAGACCATTTCATAATTCCAGAAAAAGAAAAGCTATTATTGTAGCTCACCGGAGAGCGGGGAAGACGGTTGCGGCTGTACGGCATTTGGAACGCGCCGCTATGACGCATCCGCTTCCTCTCCCTAGGTTTGCGTATATAGCCCCTACTTACAAGCAGGCAAAAGATATTGCCTGGATGTATGTCCAGCAAACATATCATCAATTGAGAGATTATGCTTCAATAAATGAATCAGAATTACGTATCGATTTCCCAAATGGCGGGCGCGTGCGACTCTATGGTGCAGATAACCCTGACAGTCTACGCGGATTGTATTTTGACGGAGCAGTCATTGATGAGTCCGCGTTAGCTGATCCACGGCTTTATAAAGAAATTCTTATCCCAGCATTAACTGATCGTAATGGTTGGGTAGGATTTATTGGAACACCTAAGGGACAGAACTATTTTTACCAACTCCTTCGTGAAGCGCAAAAGGACCCAGAAACTTGGTACTGGGCAATTCATAAAGCTTCTGAGACCGGGATTCTTTCGCCTCAGCAATTGCTTGATGCCCGGGCCGCTATGTCCTTGTCTGAATATAATCAGGAGTTTGAATGCAGCTTTGATGAAGGTTCGGTCAATCAATTTATTGATGGAAACACTGTTATTGCAGCCCAAGAGCGTGTAAGTGTACCCACGGGACCAGTTATCATTGGAGCCGATATTAGTCGTTTTGGTGACGATAGAACAATTATCATTATTCGTAGAGGAAGACGTTTGCTGGAAGTGCGTAAGCACTGGAAAATGTCTGTCGTCGAAACAGCTACTAAAATCATTGAAGCAATCAACTACTATGCAACAAAAGTTGACGTGCACTGCTTTGTGGATGGGGGTGGAGTTGGGGGCGGTGTTGTAGATATTCTAAAGGATCGTGGATTTCCTCGTATTTATGATGTACAGGCGGCGGCGTCAGCGTCGGACAAAACGAAGTTTCTTAATAAACGTGCAGAAATGCATTTTTATATGCGTGAATGGCTTCGTACAGATGGCGATATCCGCGCGGGTGGAGAAGAACTTGCAGTAGATCTTACTGTTACTAGATATAAATACAACAATAATGGTCAGTTGGTGTTGGAGTCCAAGTCTGACATAAAGAAAAGGGGCATGTTATCTCCAGACACTGCTGACGCTCTCGCCCAGACTTTTGCGGAACATCTTCCCGTTGAGGCAGCGTTATACGTGCCCCCTCCCCATCAACTTATCAACGCTCGTTTTAGTGAACTTGATCAAGTTTGGCAGGATGAATTTATGATGGAGAATTTTGGATGAGTGTAGTAGTTAAAAGAAAAGGTATGAGATTTATTGCTGAACTTCCTCCTGGTGATTGGAAATTAACAGTAATGAATGGGCGTGTTGTTGCTGCGTGTCCTGAACACCCTCCTATCATCCTAGGCATGGATGGTATGTCATTTGAAGATTTACACATTAAACATAAAGAACTTGGTCCGTTAATAGAAGTATTTCCGGGGAAACCAGCGGCATGAATAGGGTTCAAATCAGACCTCTGACATTTCGTGATATTTGCTTTGTGGCCGCAAATATTCGGCAGGAGGATTGGAATGAATGTAAATGTCAACTTGAAGAAGAAAATAAGTTCGTATTGGCAAACTATTGTTATTTCAGTACTCCTGTATATTTTATGTGGTGCGCTTATTTGGATGGACAACCAGTAACAGCATTTGGTATTTCTAAAACTGGGCCAACACTGGGTCAAATTTGGTTGTTTTCCACTAAATATGTTCGTAAAGTTTTTCCCACATTGTTACGTTTTATGGACACAGAGGTTAGAAACATATGTATAGAGAATGGGTTACGTCGTATTGAAATAAGAGCTATGGAAACCCATGAATTTGTGCAAAAAGGTTGGTTAGAAAGTATTGGTGCAATAGATCTTGGTTTGTTGCCCCAATATGGTAAAAATGGTGAAGATTTCAGGCTTTACGCTTGGTGGAAAGGAATGCCGGATGAACGGGATATTCGCAATTGCTACAATCGTTTACGGGGCTCTAGTTTTAACATCACTTCTAGGAGTAAGCCTTTACCTTGGAGAGATCAAAGTAGGTTTAATGATTATAGCATCAATGGGAGTAGCTTACCTGAGCTCAATGTGCGGTGATGTGGCAGAGCGTAATTCGGAAACAATATTTGCCTACATTAGTTTAATTTTTATGGTTATATCTGTTATATTGGGAGTTGTAGCATTTTTTGTATTATTATTGTGAGGACATCATGTGTATTTTTTCTGCACCTAAACCACCTGAACCAGATCCCATTCCAGCGAGTCCTACACGGGATGATCCGGAATCGGTAAGAGAGGGAGAACGTCAGCGTAAAAAATTAGCATTACGGCGTGGTAGTGCTTCTACGCGTCTGACGGGACCCCTCGGTGATTCTGGTTATGGCGGAAATATATCTAGAGCAGTTGTATTAGGCGGAACATAATAATGACGTTAGTTAGTGATTTATTAGATCGCAGCGAAAGAATGTTATCAGAGCGTTATTCATGGGAACGGACGTGGCGTCAGGTTTGTGATCTTTGTTTGCCTTTCGGTCCACGTTTTCGTACATCAGGTGCTGCTGTAGGATATGATGCTTTGTCAGCTGGACCTGCATCATACGATCGTGGTAAATATATTTACGATTCTACACCAATTTGGATCATAGATCGACTTACTGCTGGTATAGAGTCGATGTCTACTCCGTCAGCTCAGAAGTGGCATACTATGAAACCAGCTGGAGTGCCATTAAAATCTATTCCATTTGAAGAAAAAATGTGGTGTGAAGATTTTCGTGATTATATGTTTGAAGCACGGTATAACCCCAAGAGTGGATTCATTCTTACTAATCAGAAAGCGATCAGAAATTCTATTGCTCTTGGAACGTCTGTGTTCTTCGTGGAAGAAGCTTTTGGTGAAGGAGTTAATAGTAAAGCGGTTCCTATGACATATATGCCTGTTCCATTGTCGGAGGCTTGTATAGGAATAAACTATCAAGATTTACCGGATACCCTGTATCGTCGTTATTACAAGACAGCACGAAATCTTGCTGAACGATTTAAGGGTCATGTATCTCCTAAGACTTTAGGTTTAGCAAACGATCCAGTTAAACAGGATGAACTTGTTGAAGTATTACATTGTGTAATGCCACGAGATTATAGTGACCAAACAACTAAACGATTAGGAACAAAAGGGGCACAAACGGCTTCATATTATGTTGAAGTTGATACAAAACATATGCTGGGTGAGGGAGGTTATTTTGAATTCCCATTTGTAGTTTATTATTGGAACCAATCTGAGCACTCTGCATATGGTGAATCCCCAATGATGTATGCATTAGCTGATGTTAAGATGCTTCAGCTTATGAATAAACATTCTATACGTGCATTCGGACAATGGGTTGATCCGCCAATGGCTGTTGCAGCTAATGGCGTAACGGTAAATATGAATGCTCGGGCTATAAATGCCGGGTTAATGGACGCTAATGGCAATCTTCGTATTAAACCGATTGTTACACAACAGCGACCTGATTATGCGGAAGCCGCTATTGAGAAACGCCGTGAAGCCCTTAAGGAGTCGATGTATCTTAATCTATTTCAAACCCTCGTGGATCATCCAGAGATGACAGCTACCGAGGCTATGATCAGAAATAATGAAAAAGGAGATATGTTAGGGCCAATTGGTGCTAAAATACAAAGTGCCCATGCCCATATGTTTGATCGTGAATTTGGAATACTTCAGCGTAAAGGCGCTATGGACGAGGGAACTGCACTTGCTCCACCACAAAGTTTGTCAGATAAAGATATTTCTATTGTTTTTAGTTCACCTTTTGATAGACTTCGCAGGAGTCATGAACTTACAGGTATACAAACTACATTAGAAATTTTGTTACCACTTGCTCAAAATGATCCTACGGTAATGGATAACTTTAATCCTGACGAAATTGCTACTACAGCTCAGGAGATTACTGGAGCTCCATATCGT